AATTGGTCTAGAGCGGAATCAGGTGGAATTTTTAATGAAGCATTAAAAGCTGATGGTGTTCCTAAATATTTAAGATTATTAATGTATCAATCAGTAATCCTATGGCGATATGATTAATATAAATATAGGTACATAAGAGGAAAATAAATGAGTACACATAGACCAGAATCCAGAACTGAATTTAAAGAATTTATTCTTAGGGGATTAGGTGCACCTATTATTCAAATAAATGTAACTGATGAACAAATTGAAGATTGTATTGAGGTTGGATTATCACATTATATTGATTATCATTATGATGGTACAATGCCTACTTATCTAAGACATGAAATCACAGCGGATACAATTACAAATAAATATATCACAATTCCAGATACAATTATTGGTATTAAAAGGATTCTACCTCTTGGTAGCACGTTCTCTGGAAACTCAAATATGTTTTCTCCTGAATATCAATTAGCTTTATCACAAATTCAAGATATGAGTACGTTCTCATTAATTCCTTATTACATGATGCGTCAACAATATTCATTTATTGAACAAATGATTATCGGTAAACCACTTATCAGATATAACAGACATTTTGATAAATTATATTTAGATGTGGATGTTAAACGTTTGGTGCTTGGTCAATACCTTATAATTGAATGTTACACTGCAATTGATCCAGAAACTGAAACTGATGTTTGGAATGATCGTATTCTACAAAAACATGTAAAATCATTAGTCAAAGTTGTTTGGGGTTCTGTTCTTGGAAAATATGAAGGCGTTCAATTAGCTGGTGGTATCACAATGAATGGTAGACAGATTTATGATGATGGAGTTGGTGAGGTTCAAGCTATTGAAGATGAATATCGTGATGCTTATACACTACCACCAGAAGATTTAGTACTTTAATGTATCATATTATATATAAAATTACCAATTTATTAAATGATAAAATATATGTTGGTAAACAATCATATAATACTGAAGTTGAATATAATAATTATTTTGGTGGTGGTAAAATAATTATTAGAGCTTTAAAAAAACATGGTGTTGAAAATTTTAAAAAAGAAATTCTATGGTTTTGTTCTTCATCTAAAGGAGCTTATATACTTGAATCATTAATAGTAAATTATGAATTTATTTTGAGAGAGGATACATATAATTTAGTTCCGGGTGGAAGGGGTGGTACTGGTAAAAAACACACTGATATAACTAAAAAGAAATTATCAAAAGCAACATCAGGAAAAAATAACCCAATGTATAACACCCTTGGTGGATTCATTAATAAAAAACATTCAAGTGCTACTAAAAAGAAAATGTCTGAATCACATAAAAAATTAATAAAAAGTGATCTTCATATTCAAAATTTACAAGGGGTGAATTTAGGTAAAAAACATACGAAAAAAACTCTTTTAAAAAGAGAAAATTCTTATATGTGTAAATATGGAGTTAAAAATCCATCATCTATAAAAAATAAATTAGTTTTATATAATGGAATTACTAAATCTGCATATGAATGGTCAAAAGAAAAGAAAATAAAGTATACCCTTATAGGGTTTTACGCACATAATAATATAAATGAATGGAGGTATATGTAATGGCAACAAATGAGTGGTTCAATCAATACAATCATGAAGGTGAACAGGGATTATTAGATGATTTGATCGTTGAATCACTTCGTATTCATGCGCTTGATATGAAATATTTACCTAGAACGGGTGTGAATAAAGATGATACACTAAATGAATATGAATACAACACGTTTGATACAGCTATTGATTGTGAATTTTATATCAAATCTGCAACCTCTTTTGAGGGTCAAGGTTCATTTCTAGAAAAATTTGGTATGCAAATTAAAGATCAAATGATTCTGACAATGGCTAAACGTTCATTCAATTCATTTATCAAACCTATAACTGCTATGGAAAGACCATTAGAAGGTGATTTGATTTACATTCCAATGATTGAAGCATGTTATGAAATTAATTTTGTTGAAACATCTCTACCATTTTATCAACTTGGTGCGCTACAGACATATGATATTACGCTTGAATTGTATGAAAGCAGTCATGATGTTTTTTCTACTGGTATTGCTGCAATTGATGATAAGTACAATGGATATGGAGATGCAAACTCAGACCCTTATGATCAAGGTTCCGAATTTGCATTAACCAGCAACACGATATTAGACTTTACGGAAATTAACCCATTTACTGATGGATTTTAATCACATACTTTTCAAATCACTCTTCAGAGTAATCTTGAATACTGGTCCATCTAATTTCCAACCATAAACATCAAATGCATATTTAGCACCTTTTTGAGCAATAATAGCTCTATCTTTAATCAAACTAGTGCTTAATTTCTGTCGATATCCTGAAGCAACTTGAATTTTTGCAGCCTTAGCAACACAATCAGCACCAAAAGCACCCATAAAACCATCGAATTTAACACCCAATTTTAGGCCACGACCACAATGGGAACATTCACAATCTTTCTGATATCCAGTAATTGTGACTTCTTCACATGCTTTAAACGCAACTACGAAAGGTTTAGCCATAATCAATCTCCTATTTCTCTCAATCTCTATAATTAATATAGGCTATTTTTGAATCAATGTCAATCGTTTATTCTGAAATTAATAATTAGGTGGATAAAAGAAATTATCCATCATAGACTTTTTAGGTGGAGAATAACCTAATTGCTCTAGAAATTTGACAGTTTTGGTGTGTAAAGATTCTAGGGCAATCACTGGCATATCTCTTTTAATTAATTCATGTGCACCTTCTATAGCATGCTCTTCAAAACCTTCAATATCAAGCCATAGAAAATCTACTTTTCCAAAAGAAAATGAATCCAACTTTCTAATATATACATCACCATCTTTATTAATTTTTACCATATTTGAACCAAGGTTAGTATTGGTTCGAACATGTACTACACCCTTTTCTTCATTTGCACCCAAACCAAAACATTGTGGGTATACATTATGGATATTCAATGCATCTACATTTTTACATAAAATTTCAAATGATGGTACATATGGTTCAAATGTATAAACCTTATCAAAAATACTACTAAGAAGCAATGGATATAAACCCATTGCACCACCAGCCTGAACACATACGCCTTTTCTCTTTAAATTATTCACTATCTCTTTATGAGAATGCACCCAATCACCCACAGGACCACTATGATTAGTTGGCGATGTGTAATGTCCAAATGTTCCCGTGTCAATATCATCCCAAAAAAGTTCAACACCTTCTAATGTATCAATTCCTTTAACTCTTTTCATTTATACCTTTCTAATGTTAATATAGATTATTTATATGGTTCAACTATAAGCCATACCAACAACTATTTGTTCATCATCCAGTAGTTTTATGAGTACTGCAGAAAACATGCTATCGACATATATTCCAGACCAACCAGCTTTTTCTAATTCACCATCAGGTTCAACACGCATGAAACCAGATAGGTGATACCACCAACCCCTATATTTAAAGAAACCATCAAGATTTTCATCGTCAAGATAATCGAACATATCTTCAAGTACGCTTTCAGGAACCTCATTACGATATTTTAGGTAACGTGGGTGATTATTTGTTGTGATAGTCATTTCAGAATTGCTCATAAATAACTTCCTTCCTCAATTTTTTGATTTCTTCTATAGCAAGTGTACATGTATCCGCATGTTAAACTCCTGTATACTGATATGCTCTATCATAATCACCAATGCTTACACGCACATACCAACCAACATTGAAGTAATCGGACTGCAGATCACTCTTATCAAAATTTTCAGTATTTGTACCTTTTCCGTTCATTGCATCAGACATTTCAGAGAAGAATTTATTGATTTTTTCATCACTACCTTCTCTTTTATGACCATGTGTCTGATAGTGGTTTACTTCAGAGAAATCCCTACCATCCAATTCACAATGAATTTTCCGATCAGCATTTTCAACACCAATGAAATCCAATTCGCCTGATTTTATATTCAGGATCAGTACAGAGTGATGATTAACCCTCAGTGTACCCTTAACACCATATTTATTCAATACAGCCTTGATACCCGGAGCCAATTCTTTCTTCATTTCTTGAGACATATAAGCCATTTGGTTTTCCTTTTGTTTCTCTCTATAACCTTACATTAGTCTATTTTCAAATTAATGTCAACAGAGAATAAAATCTTTTATAGTGGCTTGGAATCCATACCAGCGTGGTGCAGGATTATTACTCATTAGATCAGCATACTCAGCCCATTCAGCCCTACCCTGATCATCAAAACGGAAAACCCTATTTCCATCTTCTTCAATCCAAGAACCACCAGCCAGCGTAGAAAATTTAACAACAATACCCATTTTCAATCTCCTTTTAAATTCAATTTTTTGGTGGTTTTCTTAATGAAGCAAGAAATAATATTTTTGGTTCATCTTCACGATAAATTTTTAACCATTTAGATGCATCATCAGTATTTGTAGCTCGTTCTTTAACCCAAAAACATCCATTTGCTGGTGTATAACGATAAGCCCAAATGTAGAGGTTTGTCATAATCAATCTCCAATCAATTTACTACATATGTTTCATTCAAGATGTAGTATATTCCACACCAATCACCATCTTTATTCAATGGGATCACATCGACCATGAAAGCATTGGTTTCATTTTTCCGTACCCATGCTGTTGCTCCATGCAGGAAGTTATAAGACATACCTGATATCGTAGCTTCAGGAAAAACCTTAACCATTGCTGACAACATATCAATGGTTTTCAATTCAAAACCTTCTGGTCCTTTTCCTACTGGTTCGATCATAATCTAATCTCCTGTTTGTTTCTCAATCTCTATGATCAATATAGGCTATTTTCAAATTAATGTCAACAGCCTATATTCAAATAAATCATTTATTCCAGTGTTTCGTCACAAACTACCTCGAAAGCATATATCTCTCTTTGCCTATAAACATCTGCAAGCGCATCACGTGTTAAACAAAACATATAATATGCATCATCTTCATCCAGAACATAACAACATTCCATCCTGATTAATGCTTCCATCATGATAAAATTTTCACTTTCTAACTGTTCAATCCTTGTCATAATCAATCTCCTGTTTGTTTCAATTAATCAGTAACCCAATCATTGAAGCGTTCATCTGCATAAAATTCAATTTCTTCAATTTCCATATAGAGTGATTCAATATATTCTTCACATGCAATTCTAACATCATATTCAAGATCAGTTGAAAATATGTTTGTTTCTTTCATCTCATTTTTAGCTTCTTCGATTTTAGCCAAACGGTTTGTAATATCATTCATATACGTAAACTTACCCAATTTCATCATATTTGAAGCTGCTGGAAAATTATAAGTTGTCATAATCTAATCTCCTGTTTGTTTCTCAATCTCTATGATCAATATAGGCTATTTTCAAATTAATGTCAAACCCTTTTTCCATAAATAATAGGTAATTACAAGGATTTATATTAATATGACAACATCAAGCTATTTTTATCACGGTTTATTAAAAAAGTCAGTTCAAATTTTTGGCTCAAGATTCAACGATATCCAAATTAAAAGAGAATCATCAACTGATGTTGTAGGTCAAACTATCAATGTGCCAATTCAATATGCACCAATTCAAAAAGAATTAGCCAGACTACAGGCAGATGCTGATGGTAAAAGATCATCAAATATTATCTATCCAAGAATGTCATTTGAAATAACTGATATCCAGAGAGATACAGTAAGGTCAATATCCAAAAACAAAAGAACAAGCACGGCTGAAAGCAATCATTATGTTGGTACACCATACAACCTAACATTTCAATTAAATGTTGTAGGAAAAAATATGGAAGACACACTAAAAGTTGTAGAACAAATCCTACCATATTTCAACCCAAATTTAGGTATTTCTGCTATGTTGATCGATAATAGCACGGAAGTTTTTAGTATTCCTTTAGAACTTCAATCAGTGTCCTTGAATGATACATATGAGGGTGATTTCATAACACGTAGAGCTATTATTTGGAATCTTATATTTGTAATGAGATATCAATTTTTTGGTCCTTCGAATGATAGTTCATTAATTAAATTTGTACAAACAAATATATATTCAGACCCTGCAATGCTAGAAAAAGATATTGAATATACAACATATCCGGGTTTAACTGCAAATGGTACTCCAACATCAAACAGTGAAATCGCAATACCATATGCAAACGTGAATATTGATGATGATTATGGATTCATACACACATCAGATGAGTACCCAACATGATTAATTTCAAACAGTATCTAGAAGAAGGTCGTGATGCTCCATTATATCA